GGAAGTTTTGAACTTACTGTAAAGAAGGTGACAGATGAAAAAGAAGATAGTTCAGACAAAGAAGAACAGTATTTAGCAGAAAAACACTTGCAGGAGCAGGGAGTTTAGGTTTGTAAACCTATAATAAATATACAGGAGTTTAATATGATTGGATATAAAGCGTTTGATGAGAATTTGCAGTGCAGAGGGTTTCAGTTTGAAGTCGGAAAGACTTATGAAACTGGAAAGACAAAAGAAGAACTAAAACTTTGCACCAACACAGTTTTTCACTTCTGCCGTGAGTTGCATAGAATTGAAAATGTCAGTGATTATTGTATTTCAAAGAGCCGTATTTGCGAAGTAATTGCTGAGGGTGATATTGTTACAGATGGGGATAAATACGGCACAAACAAGCTGACTATATTGCGTGAAATTCCTCGTGAGGAATTGAACGAATATAACAGTTGTAACAGCGGAAGTTGTAACAGCGGAAGTTGGAACAGCGGAGATTGGAACAGCGGAAGTTGTAACAGCGGAGATAGGAACAGCGGAAATAGGAACAGCGGAAGTTGTAACAGCGGAAGTTGGAACAGCGGAGATTGGAACAGCGGAGATAGGAACAGCGGAGATAGGAACAGCGGAAGTTGGAACAGCGGAGATTGGAACAGCGGATTTTTCAATACAGATTCTCCGCTTGTCCGCATTTTCAATAAAGAAACAAATATTCCACGCAACGATATTTATTTTCCAAGTTTCTTGTATTTCAACCTTACTGTTTGGGTTTCACACGACACAGCAACAGCGGAGGAGAAGAAAGCTCACAAGACGGAAATAGAAACATATGGCGGGTTTTTGAAAACTCTTTCTTATAAAGAGGCTTTCCGTATTGCTTGGAATAAAGCAAGCAAGGAAGAGCATAAAAAGCTCTTAAAACTTCCTAACTGGAATAACGAAATCTTTATGGAAATTAGTGGTATTGATGCTGAAGCTGAAATTGCAAAGGAGAACTGAAATGAAAGGTGAAAGATACAGAATCGGTGATAAGGTTGAGCATGAAGTATTTGGCGGGGGTGTTGTTAGAAATAAATATAATAACATCTTAAATAAGGTTGTTTTAGTGGTGCAGTTTGATGCACTTCAGACTGAAAGAAATATTATTGCTAATTTCAATGGAATCAGGAGGGTAAAATGAAAGATGTTATTGATTTGTACCTGAATAAGAAATTTCCTAAAAAATGGCAGGATAAGATTGAGGTTTTTGCAAATGCAGTTGTTGGTGATACTGATGAAAAGCATAAATTTGGCAGGGCAATGTTTTTTATTGGTATGAATATTAAAGAAATAAGGAAAGATATGGGGATTGAAGAATGAATAAATACAATGAAATTTTTAGATTAAAGGAAATGCTTGAAAAGGCTGAAATTCCTTTTGAATTTGGTGAATATATGGGTGGTTATCATCTTTGCTATCCAAAGAAAAATGACCCTGATTGTGTTGAAAAAGAAACATTTGATAGAGTTTGTTCAGTAATTGAGCATGATGGTTCTTATGGTCGGGAACAAGATTTGCTTGAAATAATGGGTTTATTAACTGATAAGGAATTGCAGAATGATGATGTTGTTGGCTATCTTTCAGCAGAAAATGTTTTTGAAAGAATTAAAAAGCATTATGAGGGTAGATAAATGAAATTATTTGATATTGATGATGAAATTGAAAGCAGGGGTTTTGACTGTTCGTACAGTTGGAGCGATATGGCAAATGCTTTAACTGACCATAATATCCCGGATGATTCAGATAAAATAGCCTATTATTTTGGTGTTGAAAAAGCAGGAAAATAAGGCAGGAAGATATTGAATTTTTTAAGAAAGAAAGCGAATATGAATGAACGAGTTTGTATAAAAGTAAAAATAGAGGTAGAGAAGGTATGAGAAGGGAGTACACAGAACTTGTAAAATATCCACAGATTGCAGGAAATCCGCATCCACATTTAGTTGGGTGGTGGTATGTAACTTTAATTTATGACAGCCCTGAAAAAGATTGTCAAATTGGTTCAAGAAAAGTATACAAGCCATTGAAAGAACCAAAGAGAGTTAAGTCTTGGAGTACGTCAAAAATAGAGTTTTGCTGATTCACATTTTCATACAATGAAAGCAGGAAAATAAGGCAAAATTCACCTGAAAAACCCTTGAAATGAGTAAAATTACTAGTTAAAAGACCGTAAATTTCTATGATTCACGGTCTTTTTTATTGAAAAATAGTGTTAAAAAGGTGCAAAAATGGTTAAAAACTTGTAAAAAATGGTGTTTTAACTGTAATATATATGCGGAGGATAATTTATGACATACAATCAGGAAATGTATGTGGAATATATATTGCAGGGGTATAATCATAGAACTGCATTCATAAGGGCATTCCCGTCAAGTAAAAGTAAAAAACCGTCACTGATAGATTCGCAGGCAAGCCAATTATTCGCTAAGAATGAAGTGCAGGTATATTTCAATAAAAGAAAAGCGGAGATACTGGAAGAATGCAAAAATAAGGCAGTGTGGAATAAAGAAAAAGCAATGGGTGAACTAATCGACCTGCTTGACGTAAATAAGAAGGAAAATTTGCGTTATGAGGAGGCATTCTATGATGAATTAGACCTGATAGATAAAAAGATTGAAGAACTGGAAAGGCAGATGAAAAAACCTAGAATCGCCAAGAAGTTGCTCAAGCAGATTGAGAAAGATGTAGACTCTTGGAAGTGGCAGAGGATTCAGGTGTGCAAGAGACATATTAGTAATAAAAATGTAAATGAGGCTATTCTTAGTAGTATTCAGCAGTTGAATGAAATAATGGATTTCAAAAATGAAGCACTTAGAAACTTAAAGGAAAGCGAAAATCAGAGCAAAGTGGAAATAATCTTTAATACAGATATGGAAAAAGCAGATGAACGTAATACAACAAAAGATTGACTTGCAGGAGGCGGTTGGTGAAAATTATGATGATTTCCTTTTCAGCAAGAAACGCTATCTTGCATGTAAGGGAGGTCGTGGCTCTAAAAAATCAGCAACAACTGCATTAAAACTTGTTTATAATACAATGTACTATTTCTTCAGATACGGGTTGAAACCTTATACACTTGTTATCAGAAGATATATGAACACCAATTGGAATTCCACAAGAGCACAATTGATATGGGCAATAAATAAATTAGGCGTTGCTGGTTGGTGGAAGATTCCAAAATCAGAACATACATTGACTTTCCTGCCTAGCGGGCAACAATTTATTTTTGGTGGTCTTGATGATGCACAAAGTTTAACATCTATCACGGTTGCAGATGGATATTTGTGTTGGGTGTGGATTGAAGAGGCATTCCAAATCACAAGGGAAGATGATTTTAATAAACTTGATTTAAGTATTCGTGGAAAGTTGCCTGATGTTTTATACCATCAATTCATTCTTACATTTAACCCGTGGAGTGACAAAAGTTGGATTAAAAAGCGTTTCTTTGATAAGCCTGATGAAAACACCCTTGCAATGACAACCAATTACATGATGAATGAATTTCTTTCAGAGCAGGATAAAAGAATCTATGAAATAATGAAAGAAAGAAACCCTAGAAGATACAAGATTGAAGGCTTGGGTGAATGGGGTATTGCTGAAGGTCTTATTTATACCAATTGGAAAGTTGAGGAATTTGATATTGATGAAATTTTGCAGAAACACGCAAATGAAAAGGATAAAAGGGGATTACCCAGTTTTGTTTCCTGCAATGGTATGGATTTTGGCTATTCGGCAGACCCTACTTTTTTTGTTGCTTCTTATGCCGATAAAAAGAATTATAAAATTTATATTTATTATGAATTTTGCGAAACGACAATGAGCAATCAGAAGATAGCAAATACAGTAATAACCGCAGGATTTGGAAAAAGTTCAATTTATGCTGATAGCGAAGACCCTCGTACAATAAATGAATTAAAATTATTGGGTTTGCAGGGAATAAGGGGGTGTAAAAAAGGTGCTGGTAGCGTTCTTGGAGGTATTCAGCGGTTGCAGGATTATGAAATTATAGTTCACCCTAGATGCGTCCACATAATCGAGGAATTGAGCAATTACGCTTGGAAAAAAGATAGAATGACTGATAAAATAATGAACGAGCCTGAACATGACTTTTCCCACGGAATGGATGCCTTACGTTATGCGACGGAAACATTACCACGATTTGGAATACAAGTGTAGTAAAATTAAATCATTTATATATAATGGGGTTAGATATGGAAAGGATAACAAGAACAAAAAATGGAAATATTGTTATTTATAAAGATAATGATACTTTCATTCTTGATGCAGATAAAAACGAAAAATTAACTGATGAACAATTGCAGGAAATTGCAAATAAAATAAATAAAGGAGCTGAAGATGGAAGAGCAGAAGATTGAAAATGTGGTGTTTTCAAAAACTTTATCCCCTAAAGAAATAACACAAATCATTGTTTCAAAAAACAAGGGAAACCCTAAGATTGCCCAAATGAATGAGGCTGATAAATATTTTGAAACGGAAAATGAAGAGATAAACAAGAAAAGCCGTGTTTATTATGATAAAGACAGAAAGGCTATTGATAATCCGAATGCTTATAATGCTAAGATTGCATCTAACTTTTTAAGAATGCTTGTTGAACAAAAGCAGGATTATGGATTTGCAAAATCATTTATTATCAAACTTTCAACCGATAAAGAGCAGGAAGTTGACCTTAAAGAAGATGGATATGGCAAGGAATGGAAAGCATTTTGTGATGATATTTTATTTAAAATGTCAAGAAACATTGCAGGGCAGGCAGTAAATCACGGTTTAACTTGGTGCTATGTTTGGATTGATGAAGATGGCAAATTAAAACTAACTGAAGTTCCTGCACAATATATTTATCCTGAATGGAAAGATAGACGGCACACTGATTTGAATAAATTGGTTTATCACTATTTTGTAAATGTTTACGAATCAATAAATCCAACAACTAAAGAATATGCAGAATATTGGGATGATAAAGAAAGAATTCTTTTTAATGTTTCCAATAGTTACACTGAAGAGGCGGTAACAAAAGATGAAGAAGGTAATTTTGTGCATTCCCATTTAACTCAGGGTGATGAAAAATTAAGTTGGGATAAAATACCTTTTATCTGTTTTAAGGGTACGGATGATGAAAAGACCCTGCTTTCATTCATTAAGCCTGAAATTGATGCTTATGATGAATTAAGCAGTAAATCAGTTGATGGCTTGGTTGACGACCTCGACCCTCTGCTGATTATTAAGGGTGTTTCACCTGATGTTAGGGATTTGCTTGAGGCAAGGGAACTTGCAAAAATGACCCGTACAGTGTCGCTTGATACTGATGGTGATGCACACTATATTCAGGCACAAACTGCAATTCAGGCACACTTGCAGAAAATGGAAAGTTTAAGGCGGGATATAATTAAATTTGGTTATGGAATCGATTATGAAGATTCAAGATTTGGTGGTAATCCTAATCAGTTGGTTATTAAATCACTTTATCAGAATCTTGATACTTACATGGATGGATTGGAAAGGCACTTTCAGGATTTTATTGATGATTTGAAATACTTCTTTGATAAGTGGTATGAATTTTCACACAAGGGTAGTTTTGCAGAGGCACAATTATATAATGTGCGTGTTGAACTTGACCGCTCTATGATGATTAATCAATCAGCACAAATTGAAGATACAGTAAAACTCGGACAAACGGGTGTTTCAAAAAGAACCCTGCTTGAGTTTAATCCCGTTGTTCAAGATGTGGATATGGAAGAAGAAAGAATCAAGGAAGAGCAGAAAGAAAATCAGCAGAATGAATTGTTCAATTTTGCTGAAAGAACAAACATTGAAAATGGCGGTGAATTCGAGCCTGAAGAACCTGAAGAAAAGGGTGAGCAGGAAAAGGTTGACAAAACCGAGTGACCGTTGTAGGCTGTTACATAATGGAGGTAAATCGTGGGTAAAAGTAGAACAAGTCCATTGCAGAAAACGGGTTCATCAATTGGTGTTGGCGGAAGTATTGGTGGAGGAAACAGTTCTCTTTTTCATAATGCTACAAATGTTACAGAAGCAAAAAATCTCTTAAAGACAATATCCAATAATGCGAGTATTGAAATTACTAACAAAGATATTCCTGTCATCAATGAAGCAGTGAAACAGATTCAAGCGAGAATGAAGGAATATGGACTTGATACAGAGTTAATAAGAAAAGCAAATAATACAAGTTATATGTATGAAGCAGGAGATGCGATAAAAAGAGAATTTGAAAGAGAAATCAGTCAGATAAATTCCCTAAATATATCTTCATCAGAAAAATCTCAATATATAAAAGATTTGAAAGACTTAAATACACAGGCACTTAAAGCACAGGCATCTAATATCTCACAGACTGTTGCAGGTGTTGCAAAACGTGTCTCTGGCTCTGAAAAAGCACAAGAAAAAGTTTCAAAAATTCGTGGAATGAAATCTGATTTAATTATTAAAGCAAAACAAAAAAGTGATGCTAATAATAAATCAAAAGAATCAAGAGATTTGACATCTGCAATAAAAGAAGCAATAGATAATAAATCGCTATCTTTTACATACAATGGAAAAACATATACACGAAAAACAACAAGAAGTTCAAGTTGGATTAGCAAATAGGATGATAAAACCGAGTGACTGTTGTAGGTTGTTACACAAGTAAAAAACCTGCTAACAAGAAAAAAGCAGGTAAGAAATAAGGAGGATTAAAACAATGAAAAAGAATTGGCTTACAGTAATTGGAATTCTTTTTATCGTGGTTGGTGTTGTAATTTCTTACTTCACTAAATGGGAACTTTCTGATTTGTTGGGATTTGCCTCAACAATGTTTGGTGCAGGACTTGTTTGTTCTAATCTTTGGGATAAGCGGGATAAAACTGCTAAAACTTGGATGGCGGTTCTATCACTTGTGCTTGTGGGTGTTGGTGCTTTTATCGCTGGATTTGGTGGTGTTATTGCTGAATCAATGGTTGCAACAATCATTTCAAGTGTATTTGGTTTTGTTGCAATTATCGCAGGTTTGATTATATCAGCGGTTGCAAACAAGAATAAATAACCTGATGTAATTGAAATTAATAAAGACTCGGCATTAAAAACTGAGTCTTTTTTTTATTTTAAAACGGTGTTATTATTGAATTATGGATAGCGAAATTTATTGGAAAGACCGTGGCAAGATAAAGGAAAGAATGGGTGATAAATCCATTGCAATTCTTAAAAGCGAATGTAAAAGATTATATGAAATCTCACTTAAAAACATTCAGAAAGAAATTGATGCTTTTTATGGCAGATATGCGGGAATGAATGGTCTTTCAATCGCTGATGTACAGAAAAGATTAAATCCTGATGAATTGAAATCAGCCAAAATTGAAATTGCCAATTATTACAATCTTGTGAATAAACTTGCTAAAGATAATCAGGGAAAAATCAATGTTGAACTGTTGCGTAAATACAAAGAAGAATTAAGGTTACAGTCAGCAAGAGCCTATATGTCAAGGTTGGAAGGATTAAAGAATTCACTCAGATACAATCTAATTGATTTGGGATTCAGGCAGGAAATAAAGTTTAATGATGAATTATCCAAATTATGTGAAAATATACATTCTTACACAAGTTTTGATATTGATAAAACACTTGGATTCAGTGCGGGTTATAGTGCTATTCCTGCAAATAAAGTTGAATATCTTGTAAATGAAAGATGGTTGGGTGAAAACTATTCAGACCGTATTTGGAAAGATAAAAATAAACTGCTTGATAACATAAGCAACACTTTCCTGCAAGGAATAGCGAGAGGGCAGAACTCTGTAGTCATTGCTCGTGAAATTGCAAAGAATTACGGAACTTCATTTTATAACGCTGAAAGATTATGCATAACGGAATCCGCTCATATAACAGAGTCTGCAACAATGGAAAGTTACAAAGAACATGGTATTGATGAAATACAGTTTGTTGCAACACTTGATGCTCATACTTGTTCAAAATGTGGATATTGGGATGGAAAGTATTATTCAAGAAAAACGGCAGTGACGGGTGTAAATTACCCGCCAATGCACCCTAATTGCGTTACTGGTGATAACATTGTTTTATCACCAGACGCAGAAAAAATAATGAAATCTGAATATTCAGGAAAAATATTCAAGGTTTTTACTTCCAATGGTGGAAGTTTTACCGTCACCCCGAATCACATAATGCTTACATCTAGAGGTTGGGTCAGAGCAAAGAATATCGTTAAGGGTGACAAGGTAATCCGCTATTGCGGTTGGAACGAAATAGGTGTTGTTAGTAATCCAGCATATAACAATGGTGTACCCACTATCGAAAATCTTTTTGCTTCTTTCAAAAAATTTGGCTTTATGTTTTCCCGAAGTATGCCAGCCTCCGCCAAAGACCTCAAAGGCGATGTTGCCGAAAACGCAAAAATCGACATTGTAAATATCAACGGCTTTTTGCGGAATATAATCAATCCCTCTTTTAGAAAGTTCTTTAGCAATTTCAGATTCGTAAAAACTGACAAAACGCTTAAAAGATTTTTCCCTAGAAATAGCACGATAGCAGAGTTCCTTACGTGTGTAGCACTTGCCTTTGACGGCATTATGAGCGTTGATAGTGTTCTTAATGTTTTCTTCTCTGGTTCTTTTACTCATCATGAGTTGATTCGCTTCCTTTTGCGTTCTAATTACAACTCCCGACTTTTTAAGTCTGTTGTAAATGACGGTTCTTGCGACATTAAAGATTTTGGAAAGTTCATTGACGCTTTTTCCCGAATTATACAATTCGATGATGTTGTCAACATTGAGTGTAGTGATTTTAGCGGGCATATTTACGATGTTTCCTCCTCATCTACTTTATACATCGTCAATGGGTATTTGTCAAGTAATTGCAGATGTACCACAATTCCATATTTTGAACCTGATGAAATTGATGAAATGTTTGAAGAATCTGAAAGAATAGCAAGGGAAGATGGGGCTGGTGAATGGTATGAAGTGCCTGCCAGTATGAGTTATGCACAATGGATAAATACAGTTGTAAAATAAATACTTTACAATTTATTTATTTATGTTATATTATGTATTTATGAATGATAATATTAATTGGTTTAGATGTAAGAAGTGCAATAAGCCATTATTAAAACTTACTGATAAATCAGTGGTGATAAATGAGATATATTGCAGGCATTGTAAAACATCTTTTCAAGTTGAGATACGGCAAGGCACTGTAATAAAAAATGATGAAATAAAATAAACTTGGAATCTAAAAGGTCAATGGTTTATAGCCGTTGACCTTTTTTATTTATATCAAACTCTAAAGGGGTAAAACTATGGGAACTGAACCTAATCAGGAAGTTGAAACACCTGAAACTAAAAACACGGTGGAAACAAAAGTTGAAACACCTGAAACTGTAAACAATGGTGGAAATGGCAGTGCGGAAAATCCAAATCATGCACCGTATAAAACATTTGCTTCAAAAGAAGAATTTGATAAGCATAGTGCGGGAATTCTTAATTCAGCCAAAAACAAGGCGGAAAAGGAATTGTTGGCAATGCTTGGTCTGAAACCTGATGAAAAAGATAAGTTGGCAAAGTTCAAAGAGGCTTATGACAACACACTTTCAGAATCAGAAAAGCAGGCACAAACTCTTGAAAACCTTACTAATGAAGTTAGTGCTTTGAAAAGTCAACTTGCAGAAAAAGATGCAGTAATTCTTGCGTTGAGCAAATTGACGGGCAAGAACTCGACCGATGTAGACAAATATGTCCGCATGGCAAAGGGTCTTGTTGATGAGAATACAACGATTGAATCAGCACTAGAACAAGTGCTTGGTTTTATGAAAAAAGATGATGAAAAGCCTGCAACACCACAAAGCAAGCCTTTAACAGAGCCTTCATCTGATAAGAAAGATGAAAACCCGTTTGAAAGTGGAAACCTTACAAAGCAGGGTGAATTGATTAAATCGGATAGGGAAAAAGCAAGGGCAATGTATATGGCAGTAAATGGCAAAGCACCATCTTGGTAATTTGCATTTTATTAAAGGAGTATAAAAAATGGGTGCAACTAAAATTTCTGATGTAATTCAGCCTGAACTCTTTGCTCAGTATGTTATTGATAAAACAACTGAGAAAAGTGAAATTATGAATGCGGGTGTTGTTGAAAATAACCCTGAACTTAACCGTCTTATTACGGGTGGTGGTACAATTTTGACAATGCCAAAGTGGAATGACCTCGGTGGTAAATCGCAGGTTCTTGATGATACTAACCCTATCACAGTAAACAACATCACAAGCAAATCTGAATTGGCGACTTTGCTTATTCGTGCTAATGCTTGGGGTGCTCATGAACTTGCAGGTGCTCTTGCAGGTGACGACCCGATGAAAGCAATTGCAAGCCGTGTTGCTGATTGGTGGGTTCGTGATGAAAAATCTAACATCATGTCTATCCTTAATGGTGTATTTGCCTCAGCAAGTATGTCAGGTCTTGTAAAGGATATTTCCGCTGAAAGTGCAAGTGCAATTTCAGCAAATGCAGTTCTTGATGCTAAGCAGTTGATGGGTGATGCCAGCGACCTTCTTTCAATGATTTATATGCACTCTGCAACATTTACTGAATTGCAGAAACAGAATGTAATTCAGTTTATTCCCGTTGCTGAAAGCAAGATTACAATTCCAACTTATCTTGGTTATCGTGTTGTATGTGATGATTCAGCACCCGTTGATACAAAAGGAGAAAAACCAAAATATACAACATATCTTCTTGCTCGTGGTGCTATTCAGCGTGGTATTGGTACACCAATTGACCTTACTCAGGTTGAAACAGACCGTGATTCACTTGGTTCAACTGATTACCTGATTAACCGTCAGGCTAAGGTTCTTCATCCAAAGGGAATTTCTTGGGTTGGTGGTGCAACTATCACTGGACCAACACCTTCAGATGCAGAACTTGCAGTTGGTACAAATTGGAATCGTGTATCTGATATTAAGAAGATTGGTATGGTTAAACTTGTACATACACTGTAATAAGGTGGTGAAATATGGGTTTAAGTGCTTTTAATGCAATGCGGGCAAGAATGAAAGCAGAGGCAAAGGCACTTGGTAAAACAAGTGCTGATGTTGAAGTAAAAGAAATTAAGCCTGCTGAAACTGAAACTTTGGCTGAATCTGCAAAGGAAGAAGTTAAAGATTCTGATAAAGAACCTGAAACTAAGAAAACCGATGCTGAAAAACTGAAGAAAAAGAAGGAAGTGTAAAAAATGGCAGACGGCAATGATGAAAACGAATTTGATTACCTCAAAACCGTAAAGGTGTTACTTGGAATCAGTGATGATTCCGCTGATGAAATCCTCCAAATCTACATTGCTCAGGCTGAGCAAGGGATTCTGAATTATTGTAACATTAAACAGTTGCCGTCTGCTTTACACTATACGTTATGTCAAATTGTTGTTGATTTATACAGAGAAAATACCGCATTAAATAAAAGTGGTGCAGTTGTTGGCAACGTTTCAAGCATATCTGAAGACGGTAGAACTGTATCATTCAGCGGTGTTGAAAGCCTTAAAGTGCAGATGAATGATAAAATCACAAGATTGACCGAGTTGAACCGTTATAGGAAATTATACAGAGTATGAGTGGATTTAACTTTGGGCAAATTGCTGATGTTTTATCAGATTTTATGGATTCCGATTTTATTGATATAAAGCGGGATTCAGGTGGAAAATTACAAGAAGTTTATTCTAACATTCCTTGCCATTTATCTTTCAATTCAACTGATAATCCCGACCCAAATAGTGTTGATACAAAACCGATTATTCAAAGTATAACGGTTCATTGTGCAAATTGGGTTGATATTCAAAACAATGATTTTATCGTTGGTAAAAGAATGGATAATCAGGGCAACTTGTTGAAAGTATATAGTGGTAGATGTGGAAACCCTATTGTTTCACAAGGCAGGCAGAAAGTTTTAATGACTATGTCTGCGACCGAACCTGAAACACCGACACCAACACCTCCAATTAATCCTGCTATAATTAAAATACAGTATTTTTCTAATGGTTTACCTATTCAAGATGAAATTGAAAAAACTGTTGAAGTGGGAAGTTCATTTACAATAAATGCTCCTGCAATTGAAGGTTATCAGTTTGCTGATTGTTATGTAAACGGTGTTTTGCAGGAATCCCCGACTGTTTTTATTGCTAGTGTTGATGAAGAGGGCTATACAATAACGTTTGAATACAGTGTTTCTGATATGCCTAATATGGCTAGATTCTTAGTTTATGGTTTATATACAACTGATGATGGGGATTTGGCTAATGGATGGCATCAGTACAAGAAAATAAATTTGGATTCAATAACAGAATCAGAAGGTGTGTATACCATAACTTGTGATAATGTTGATTGGGTTCATGAAGATAACGGAAAAGTTCTTGCTATTACTTCAGGAGCAAAACTTGTGCTTATACCTAGAAATATTTTTGTAATGGTTACAAGAATTATTTCTAGAGTTGGTGATAAAGTTACGTTTACTGCAATTCCATATACACCGACTGAAGATGAATTAAATTCTTATGTGTGCGGGTGGTATGATTAATGGCAGGAAAATGGGGAGTTGATACACGTGAATGGAAAAAAATGCAAGAAAAACTTGAAAGATTAAGTCAGGATTCAAATGATGATTCTTTGGCTTATTTTTTAAGAAATTTTATTGTTGAAATGGCTGAAAGGGTGATTGCTAAAACAAAACCTAGAACTCCCGTTGGAACTCCTGAGAGCACGGGAATTCCAAATTATGTGGGTGGTACACTTCGTAGGAATTGGCAGTTGGGAAAAATTCTTGTTGAAGGTAAAAAGATAAGTGTTGAAATCTTGAATCCAACGGAATATGCAACTGAAGTTGAATATGGGCATAGAATTATGGGTGGTGCAGGGCATAGTGTTGAAGTTGGTTGGAAAGATGGCAGATTTATGCTAACAATTAGTGTAAATGAAATTAGAAATCAGATGCCTGCTAGATTTGCAGTTGAATGGAGTAATTTCTGTAAAAGATGGGGTTTGTAAATGATTGAATTAACGGGTGAAAATGTAAAGCAGGCAATTGTTCAGCAACTTCTTAAAACTTTTTCTAATGTAAAGGTTTATAAGGAGGCTATAACTAATCCACAATATCCTCATTTTTTCGTTTATCAAATATCCGTTGTTGATACTGAAGAAAGAAAAAGTTATCACTTAATGTCTTATGCAATGGATGTGAGATACAGAATAAAGTCAGACCAATCTACAGATTTGAAGTTGGAGCAGAATCTTGATGATATGGGGATGAAACTCTTACAGAATTTTAACATAATTACTTTTGGAAATGAAAAAATAAGAATAAAAGAAAAAAATACAGAAAAGGTTGATGGGGTGTTACATTTTACCTTTAATGTTGATATATTGGGAAAGGAAATACATGATGAAGAATCAGTAAAACAAAATAAATTAAATATGGAGGTAAGATTAAATGGCAACTAAATACATTAGTATTCCAGTTGAAATTGAAGCTATTCAGTTTAGTGTTGCAACATTATCTGATATTATCATTTTTACAGAATGTACAAACTTTCAATTGACAAAAAAGGATGGTGTGTACAATTGTTTAATCACTGTAAATGGTGCGAAGTTGTTGCTGATTGAAGGTAACTATGTTACAAAAAATTCTAGCGGTGATATTAATGTTGTTACTGCTGAAGTTTTTGAAGCATCATATATCAAAAAGGAGTAGAATATGGCAGGTGGAATTTGGCTCGCTCAGAACAAGGTAAGACCTGGTGCTTACATCAATTTTAAGGCAGTTCCAAAATCAAAAATGACCGTTGGTGATAGAGGAATTGTTGCAATGGGTTTACCTTTGTCATGGGGTAAAGAGGGTGAATTAATCGAGGTGCTTTCAAGTGATTTGCTTGATGGTACAAGCAAGAAGAAAGTTGGATTTACTGCATTTGATAGTGAATCAAAACTGCTTGCTGGTGCATTGAATTACGCTTACAAGGCTCTTGTTTATCGTATGGATGCTGGTGGTTCAAAAGCAAGTGTAACTTTTGGAAACTTGACCGCAACCGCTAAATATAACGGTACATTCGGAAACAAGATTCTTATTGCAATTACTCAGGATGCAGCAAATGAACTTTGGACTGTAATCACCTATGTAGACGGTGCGAGCCTCGACTCACAAAAAGTTGCAAACGTAACAGAACTTGAAAACAACGATTATGTTGATTTTACTGGAAACGGTGAATTGGAAGTAACCGCTGGTGTTGCCTTGACTGGTGGTACTAACGGTACAGTTGTTGATTCAACCGCTTATCCAGCTATGTTTAGAGCCTTGCAGATGGCTAAATGGCAGACTTACGCTTGTTTCAGCTCAGATACAACAATTAAATCAAATGTAGTAACCTTTATTCAGCAGTTGCGTGAAGATGAAGGTCGTTATGTTCAGGGTGTTGTTGCTGATTACGCTGGTGCAGATTATGAAGGAATCATCAATTCTGTAAACGGTGCAGTTATTGATGATGTAACTTTTAGTAAGGAAGATTTTGTTGCAATTGTTGCTGGTATGACTGCTGGTGCAAATGTAAACGAATCAAACACTGGAAGAGTAATCAATGGTGCAACTTCAATCGTTGGTGAACTTACTGATGCAGAAATTAAAGAAGGATTAAGCGTTGGTAAATTCATTCTTTCTACTTCAACAAGTGGAAAGATTAAAGTGGAGCAGGATATAAATTCACTTCATACTTATGGTAGTGATAAGAATTACAACTTTACAAAAAACCGTGTAATGAGAACACTTGATGAAATCGGTACAACCGTTGTTCAGACATGGGAAGATTCTTACATGGGTAAGGTTGATAATAATGATATTGGAAGAGGAATTTTCAAATCAGACCTTATTGTCTATGGTAATGAAATGCAGAGAATTAATGCTATTCAGGAATTTGCTGGTGCTGATGATATTACAATTGCTCAGGGTGTTGACCTTGATGCTGTTGTTGTTGAATGGGGTGTAAAACCCGTTGATTCGATGGAAAAACTTTATATAACCGTAAAGGTTAGAAGTTAGTAAAGGAGGCACAATATGTACATGAAAGCAAGTGATGCCATATCAGGCAAAGAAGGTTCACTGTTTGCTACAATTGACGGTAAAGTAATTGAAGTTGCTGAATGCAAAAATATTACAGCTAAAATAACTAAAAACAAAACTGAATTTAAGGCTTTGGGTTATCGTGGCACTCAGCATAAGGCAACGGGTTGGACTGGTACGGGTTCAATGGTTATCCATTATGCAAGTTCACGTTGGGCAAAGATGATGATTGATTATGCTAAATCAGGTAAAGATACTTACTTTAAGTTGGTTCTTACCAATGAAGACCCGACTTCATCTATTGGCAAACAGCAGGTAACATTGATTGATTGTAATATGGATGAGTCAGAAATTGCCAAACTTGATACAGAGGCAGAATTTCTTGATGAATCAGCAAACTTTACTTTCAGTGATGTTGAACTTAATGAATCATTTAAGGCACTTTCTTAAATAAAGCATAATACCACCATAAAATAACTTTATTTTTATGGTGGTTTATTTTATAATCAAAGCAATACTTATTTATTTTTGGAGGATTAAAATGAGTAAACTTGATGATTTTTTGGAAATGCCTGATGTTTCAGAAATCAGGGAAACTGTAAAAGAAGTTGTAAACGGCAAAGAATTTGAATTTGTTGTTAGACCTTTGTTGCAGGAAGAACATTCTGAATTTCAGAAAAGGGCAAACAGCGTAAAAGGAAAGAATATTACATTTGATTTAGGTAAATACAATCGACTTGTTCTTGATGCTTGTATTGTTGAGCCTGATTTTGCAGATGAAAAATTCTTGCAGAAAGTAAAATGCAATTCAGCTAGTGAATTCTTGAACAAGAAATTCCCCGCAGGAATTCTTGCAGATATTGCTGAAAAGATTCAAAAACTTTCAGGGTTTGAGGCTCTTGAGGCTGATATTGAAGAAGCAAAAAACTAATTAAGGAGGACGGTGAAGCCTTATATTGTCAATTCGCCGTTCTCAAATTAAGATGGAAACCTACAGAATTTTCTAGGTTACCACAAAAAGAAAAAGCATTTGTGATTGCCTGCATTGACAATCAAATCGAGGCAGATAAGCAGGCAGAACAAAAAATGAAGAGGTGAAACAATGGCACAGATAAATTTGGTTTTTAATGGTGTTGATAATGTATCTCAAATTGTTTCACAAATAAATCAACAAATGCAAAATGCTGAAAAAAGTGCAGGCAATCTAACAAATAAATTGCTTGGTGTTAGTTCAGCATTACAAATATTTTCTTTTGCAAAAAATAAAGTTGATATGCTTACCAATTCTGTATCAGGGTTGGTGGGTGAATATCAGCATCAATTGGAAATGGAAACAAGACTTGCAACTGTAATGCAGGCTAGATTTGGTGCTAATAGTTCAACTATTAGTGCAATGAAAGATGTTTTGAAACAACAAGAACTCGCAACGGGTTATTCTTACGAAATGTTGACCAACGGTGCTCAGGAGTTGGCAACCTACATAACTGATGCTAAAACTCTGAAAGGTTTGATGCCCGTGCTCGCTAACATGGCAAAGCAGGGTGGTGTAAACTCAGAACAAGGAATGATGAGTTATGCCACAATGCTTGGTAAAGTCATGGGTGGTGATATGGGTGGAATGTCTAAACGTGGTTACGTGTTCAGTGACGCTGAAAAAGAAGCATTCAAACTGATGAATGAAGAGCAGAAACTTGCCTTTATCACTAAAACCGTAAATGAAAGCATAGGTCAACAAGCACAAGCCTTAAATGCGTTAAATCCTCAATCAGTACAATCTATCTCAGTTCAATTGGGAAATATGCGAAAAGAACTTGGTAAAACATTAAAACCTTTTCAAGATATGTTCCAACTTGTAACAATGAGATGGAAATTAGCGTTTTATGAAGATATATTAAAAGCCTTACAATTTATTCAGAAACATATAAACGGTGTTGTCATTGCGTTAGGTGCTTTGGGTGTTGCTATACTTGCAGTTGGTGTTTACTTTGCTATTCTTAAAAGGGAGGCTATAGCAAGTGCAATAGCAACGGCAGTTGCATGGGCAATTGCTCATGCTCCATTAATCGGTATTATATCATTGATTCTCTTGATTATATCGGCTCTTGCTTTGTTCCTTGCCTTTTCTGAAAAGACATTTAAGGCGGTTGGAATTGCAATAGGTGTTCTTGTTGCAGGTGCAATAAATGGCTTTGTTGATGTAAGAAACTTTATTGCTATTATAGCGGAATGGATTGTTAATACTTTCTGGAAAGTTGTTGATAAGGTAAGTGATTTCTTTCTATCAATGGCTCAAGATATAATTAAAATTATTACACCGCTTGCAGGAGCGATTGGTAAAATTTTTCATCAAGATTGGGATGAAAAATTAATTGAATTCCAAAATAAAATTGAAGAATTAAAAGGTGATGGCCCGATTACTGTTGATTATGGTAGAATGGACAGAGTATCATATAAAGACTATATAGTCAAAGGTGGTGAAATAGGTTCTAATCTTTCAGAACAATTTCAGGGTGCAATTGATAAATTAACGGGTGGACTTAAAAAGGCAGTTGGTGATGGATTATCTCAACAAGGCAATCAATTCAAATTTGCTAGTGATGGCTCATTACTTACTTCTGATACTTCATCTGTTGATATTGCTCAGGATTATAAAGATTTGCTTTCAACAAAAGCAACTGAAAGATTCTTCTTCAAACAATCTAACATTAGACCTCAGATAAATATTGAAATGAATGGAACTAATGTAACGGCAGAAGATGTTCGTGATGAAGTTGCATCGGTTCTTAATAAATTTACTGGTACAATGACTGAAGCTCTTTATAGTAATGGGGTTGCATAATGGAACTTTACAAACAAGATAGTTTTATACCAATTTATATTACTCTTACTTACGATAAATGGAAAACTTTGAAATTTCCAATTAATCCTGAAGTGTTGAAAAAGGTGATTCCTAGTTCAGCAGAAACAGTTGATATTGTTGGATTGGGTGAAGTAAGTGTTCCACAAACTCCTAAACTAGCTGAAATGACAATTGACTCATTCTTTTGGCAGGAGTTGTCTACATTAGTACCTCCTGCTCTTTATGTCAATTGGCTGGAAGAATGGCAGAAAAGCAAAAAGCCTGCTTTTATGGTTGTAACAAGATTTAACTTTTCAATGTGGGTTACTTGTGAAAACTTTGAACATTGGATAAATGCGGGTGAAGAGGAAGATGTTTATTACACTTTAAGCCTTAAAGAATATCGGCATTATGGTGCTAAAAAAATTAAAGGCTCAACCAATAGCAAACTGATAACTGCAATAAATAATGTTATGGATGCCGTTGGAAAATATGCAGGATATACAGTTTGTGTTGATATTCCTAGACCTAGCCGTGTATCAAATAAGGAAGTTATCAATAATCCTTATACAGTACAGAAAAATGATACTGTAACAAGCATTACTAAAAAGATAACTGGTTCAGACGAAAACTGGAAAGAATTGTATATTGAAAATAAAGAAATCATTGGTGATTCATTGATGGATGGTCTTGTTGTTGGAACTAAATTGACTTTGCCTGAAAATTGGGTAAGAAATAGTTCTTATAACATTGTTACTTTAGAGGGTAATAGTTGATGAAAATAGATTTGCGAATTAATGGAAATACAGATTATGGTTTTGATGTTTCCGAACTTGCACATGAGATTGATTATTCAACATCATTAAAAGGATACCCAGGTAAATTAACTTTTAAGTTAAGAAAAGACCCTTATGGTGATTTGAAAATGAATCTTGGTGATGAAGTGGAATTCAAATTTGAAAACGCTGAAGTTTTCAAGGGATATATTTTTTCACTTTCAACTACTGATGAAGAAGATTACTCCGTTGTTGCTTATGACCAAATGCGATATTTGCAGAATCACGATTATTATTTTACTAATGGAAAAGAAACGGCAAGTGATATATTTCTTAAACTTTGTAATAATGCTGGATTCCGTGAATATAATTTTTCAGAAAAAAAGATGGTGACGACCGCAAAAGTTATAGATAAATCAATCATAAAAGTTAGACCTTATACTTTTCAAGACAAAACATTGTTTGAAATAATTGAATGGGCAATTGAAGAAACACAAAAAGGAAATTATAAGATATATAAAAATGCTAAGGGTGAAGATGTTGTTGAATATGAAATTGAAAAAACTTTATCAAATGAAATAATGGACAAATTGTGGAAAGGTTTTCATTATTATATTCGAGATAATTTTGGTACTCTTGAATTTAAATCTTTAACTAAAGAAATAAAATCACATTTTAAAATAGATAAAAATAAACCATTTAATATATTTGAATCACATTCATTTATGGATAATGAAACACTTGTAATTGGTGAAGAATCATTGCTGATGAATTATGAGTATTCTATTGATATTGATAAAGATACACACAATGAGATTTTACTGTTATCGGAAACAAATGAATCCATTAAAAACGAAGAAGGTAAAGAAGAAAAAGTAAAGGAATTGGTTTATGCGAAGCAGGAGGATAGTGTTAAAAAATGGGGTAGATTAAGAAAGATTGTTACAGTAAAAGAAGGTGCAACTGAAGAACAATTAAAAAACTACGCTAAACTTATTCTTGATGTTGAAAATAACCCAACAAAAACCCTAAAATTAACCTGCTTGGGTTATAATGGATTATATGCTGGAAATGCTTTTGCTTTAAGATTAAAAAGTGTTGGTATAAATGATATTCCCGTATATATTTTATCGGCAGTTCATCACTATGATGGTGATAATCATACTATGGATTTGGAAGTTACAACGGAAGGTAATTTCCCTGAAGGATTATAATTATGGGTAGTAATTTTGATATTGAGGCACAAAATTTTGTAAATGCTATCAAAAGAATGATGAATCAGAATAAGCCTAACACAATGATTTATGGAACTGTAAAAACAGTTGACCCATTAAGCATTGATATTGGAAATGGAATTGTCTTGCCTAAAGAGTTTTTGTTCTTAGGTCAAAACTGTAGACCTCACAAAGTCAAGATTCCGCATACTCATATTCTTGATACTCATTTTACTGAAACCTCACCGTCTGTTGGAAGTATTGGTGCGGGAACTATTGCGGGAAAGGCTTTTGAACAAACCCAAAAAGCACTTGCAGAAAGTACAATGGTAACTTATAAAACTTTAGATGAAAACGGAAATGAAGTTACAAACACCATATCAAAAAAGAATCTTGGAAGAAGTTCAATATCAACAAGTATTGCAGTTGGAGGGCAGGCAACAATAGTTGATGATTCTGTTATGATTACAGATAGTGAACATAAGCATATAATTTCAAAACAAATTACAAAAGATGTTCATTTTCCTAAGTCTGATTATGAGGAATGCGTTATACTAGAAATTGAGCCAAAATTAAAAGTTGGTGATACTGTTTTAATGTTTGCATTTAATGATTATCAGAAGTATTATGTTGCTGAAAGGATTGAGGAGGAATAAATGATTCCACAAATAAATAATCAGCTTATCGGTGATTCAATTCAATACAGACAACCTAATTTAACTTATCGTGTTGGTGATAGTACAGTTGCAGGAAAAGTTGATAAATTGGATTCAGTAAAGCAGGCAATTTATCATATTTTATCTACTGAAAGATACTCCAGTCCAATTTATGATGGTGATTATGGTGTTGAACTTGAACAATACATAGGGAAAGATATTGGATTTATTACGGCTGGAATTCAGGAAACCTTGCGTGATGCACTTTTGCAGGATGATAGAATTTCTGATGTTCAAGTTGATAATGTTGAAAAAAGTGATAAACAAAACAATGCTTGTTTAATTGATTTTACGGTGTTTACAATATATGGAACTTATAAAGATTCTTTGAGTCTTGCAATATAACGGAGGAATCAAATGTCATACAGTGATGATAATACTTTTGAAAAAATCTTAAACAGATGCCTTGCGAATGACCGACTGGTAGATGTAGATAAGCGAGTAGGCTCAATCATTTACGATGCACTTGCTCCAGTTTGTCTTGAATTGGCTGATGCTTATGTAAAAATGGATATTCTTGAAGAACAAACATATTTAATGACCGCAACTGGTAACAATCTTAATAGACGTGTTTATGATTACGGTATAAGCAGAAGAAAAGCAACAAGGGCATTAAGAATTGCTGAATTCAAGCAATATAAAGTTGATAGTCAAGGAAATTATGTTCTTGATGAAAACAACCAAAGGATTCTTATTGATATGGAAATTGAAACTGGTATAAGATTTGCAATTCCTGAAAATGCTGAAATCACTTATGAATATATCGGTAAAACAGATGGTTATAAGATTCTTGAATGTGAACAAACTGGTACACAAGGAAATGAACACTTGGGTACAATTTTACCATTAACACCTATTTTGAATCTTGCTCAGGCAAATATCATATCAACTTATAAACCAGCTGAAGATGATGAAACTGATACTGAATTAAGGGCAAGAGCCGTTGCAAGTCTTAATTATGGTGCTTTTGGTGGAAATATTCAGGATTATATTGAAAGGGTGAATGCCATTGATGGAGTTGGGCAAACAAAAGTTTTTCCAGCATGGCAGTATAACGGTTCTGTTTTACTTTCAGTTGTTGACCCATTATATAATCCGATTACAACAGAATTTGCAAGAAACCTTAAAGAACAGATTGACCCTGAAGATTCTACGGGGCAAGGAATTGGAATAGCTCCAATCGGGCATTATGTTACAATCACAACACCAACAAGGCAGGATGTTGATGTTGCTTTAACGATTGAATTCTTAAAAACAGAAACTATTGAAACAATTCAAGAAGAGGTTGAAAGAAAAATTGAAGAATATTTCCTTTCAATCAGACAATCTTATAAGCAAGATGTAAACCTCACAATCTATCGTGCAAGAATTATTGAAAAAGTTCTTGAATTGGAATTCGTATTAAACGTAACTGATGTAAAATTAAATGGTGAAATGAATGATATTGTTTATGTTGATGAAGGTTTGTTGGGTAAACAGTATTTACCTTATCTTAGGAGCGTAACAATTGAGTGATATTAACTTAAAAATAAAAAACAGTAATGTTATACGGCAGAATCTCATTATTTTAAGCAGGTCTAGGGTTGAGGATGAAAACTTGATTCTTGAAGAACGAGCCAATTATGTAGTCCGCTATTCCCCTGATGTTCTGAAAGATAATAAGACCATGGAAGCATTGTATGGAACTCAGAAAGATGAAATAGAAACCTTGCATGATGAAATTCAAGCGAATATTGATAACACATTCTTAGAATCACTGAATTATAATGGTATTGTGAAATGGGAAAAGGTTCTTAATCTTGAATCAAATGCTGATTTGGATTTGAACACAAGACGGGACTTGTTACTTACTAAAAGAAGATTCAGACCGCCATTTACAAGGCAGAATTTGCAAAGGATTCTCGAAAGTGTTTGGGGTAAAGGAAATTATACTTTTGAAATATTTCCAAATGATTTTGAACTTACTATTGATATTCATACAAATTCACCTGAAGTTTATCTGAAATTTCAAAAGTATATCAGAAGTTTGATTCCAGCCAATATGTATGTTATATTTAGTGTACAATATACATATCTTTATTTATTTAGAAATTGCAGTTATAATAACTTAGAAAGGCTCACTTACGGTGAGTTATCGCAATATGCAGATTATAATTTTGAGGGGTAAAAAATGAATTATTCAACCAATTACAATTTGAATAAGCCTGAAAGAAGTGAGCAATTCAATATCGACCATTGGAATAATAATACCGATGCTATTGATACACAAATGCACACAAATGCCGTAAACATTGCACAAAACGCAACTAATATTGCGACCTTGTTTACTGGATTGAATACAAAAAATACAAGTGATACAAATTCAGTTTTCTATAAGCTGATGAAATTGATTTATCCAGTTGGAAGTTTGTATTGGAGTGCCAATAGTACAAATCCTAGTACATTATTTGGCGGAACTTGGGTTCAGATTAAAGACAGATTTGTGCTTGCCTGCGGTGATACTTATAAGACTGTAGGAGCGACTGGTGGAGCAAGTAGTGTTACTTTATCAGTTAATAATATGCCTAGCCATACCCATAGTTTTACACCGAGTGGAAAGGTAAGTTCTCATAGCCACGGATTGAATAACCATACCCATAGTTTTAGTGGAAGTGGAACAACTGGAGGAATGAGTGGTAATGCAACAGGTGATTTTGAGTCAGTTATTAGAAGTGTTATAACAGTCGCTTCTAATAACACAAATCCAGCCATTTGGAAAAATAATGGCAATGATGGTAATGCTTCTTATGTAAGTGGTTGTTTTTCAATTGGAGCGGATAAATTTAGCCAATATGGAATAAATAATGACCCACCCTGGCGACCAGAACACTGTGGCACAATGCCTCCTGCTAATCGTGGATGTTTGCACATTAATGTTAGCCACACCCACTCATTTTCATATTCAGGAACAACAGGTGGAGCAAGTGGAAACACGGGAAACGCTACACCTACCTTTGCAGGAGATGCAGGAACAACTGGAAGTAACGGAAGCGGAACTTCATTTTCAATTTTACCGCCTTATGTAGTAAAATATTGCTGGGAGCGAGTTAGTTGAGAATCAAAGAGATTAAAGAACATCATAAATTATTTTTAAATAAGGAGTATAAAAATGACAATTATAACAGAATTAGCAGACGGCAGAACTGAAGTATTTGAGAGTTCAAATTATGTAATAAGCAAGCCTAAAGACTTTCACCCATTGCTATGCAAGGTATCAATTTATGATAATGGCAAGAAAATAAAATCCGTTTCAAGACCGTTTAAGTTTATTTACAAGCATTTTATTTTCAAGTCAGAAAAAGTGCAAACCATTCTCAAAAATATTGAAGAACAAAGACGACTTGCGGAACAAGCAAAAGGGGAAACAAATGAAGGCTAAAGATACATCTCATATTGGGATGATAGTTGGAGCAGTTGGTCTGATTGTGACTTTTGTAGTTGTAATGCTGAAGTTCATCCTGCACAATACTTGCCCATCAGTTGAAGATGTAAAGGCATTAATCTTGATTGGTGTTGCACCATCAATTCCATTTTGCCCTATATTCATTTCAACTTGGTTTGATAAGATTATTGAACTTAAAAACGGTAAAAAATCTGAGGAGTAATTATGAATACAGTTGCATGGATAACTTCTAAGGGTGAACAACACGATATTAAAGATATTGAGGCAAGAAGAACAAAACTTAATATTGAAGATTTACCTAGAAACGTTGCTTTTTTCATTAATGATGCTGGTTATATTACCAATGCAGTAAATGATTTGGTAAATTATTACAAAAAATCAGAAACATACACAAAAAATGAAATTGACCAAAAACTATCTGCAAAATGGGATTCAAAATTTGTTGATGAACTTCCGACAGAAGATATTTCAACAAGCACAATCTATTTTCTGAAACGAAAAAAAGAGCAAGGAACAACTCAATATGAAAATGATGTGTATGATGAATACATATATACTGGAACCTGGGAGTTAATCGGAAACACCTATGTTGATTTATCTGATTACTATACTAAAAGTGAAACCAATACACAAATTCAAACACAAATTGGTGTTGAAAGTCAGGCAAGGCAAGATGCTGATAGTTTACTTCAAACCAATATTGATAATGTTCAGATTAATCTTAATACAACTAATCAGAATCTTAATGCAGAAATTTCAGCCAGAGAAGTAAAAAATCTTCAGCATGAAACTGATATAAGTGCAAATACAACTGCTATTCAGGCAGAAAGAACTAGGGCAATGGGTGCAGAAAGCACACTTGCCGACCGTTGTGATACTTATGATTCACACGTTGCAAATACAAGTAATCCTCACAATGTAACAAAAAATCAGATTGGACTTGGCAATGTAACAAATGTTGCCACAACTGGCACTATAACCCTTGATTCTGAAGAAAACATAACTAGCGGAGCGGTGTATACTGCCCTAAAAAATAAAGTTGATAAGATTGACGGCAGGGGGTTAAGTGAACAGAACTTCACTTATGCTGAAAAAACTAAGCTTGCAGGATTAAAGAATTATGATGACACTTCAATTCAATCAAGAGTGTCTGCAAATGAATCTGCAATAGCAACTCTCAATGGAGATTCCTCAACTGTAGGTTCAGTTGACAAAAAGATTGCTGACGCTATCGCAGGTGTAACGCAGATTGATTTTAAGATTGTTACAGAACTTCCTAATAGTGGAATAAAAGGCACAATTTATCTAATTCGTGGAACTGGAACAGAAGCAACCCAGCAATATGATGAATATATTTGGGTGGACGGCAAATGGGAAAAACTCGGAAAAAGCACAATAGAAGTTGATTTGTCTGATATATATTCAAAATCTGAAGTAAATGCTCTAGTATCCGTTAAAAATGATAAAATAACTATAACCGATGATAGTTCAACCGTTCTAACGGATGCAGATACTTTTTCAACTACAAGTAATACTGGAACGAATCCTACAAATCTAACAAAAAGACCTTTAAGTTTATTGTGGAATTACATCAGAAGCAAAATTGACACTTACGGTGTAAACGATATTACTTTTGAAATCGTATAAGGATATTATATGGCATATAAATTCTTGCAAACTTCATTTCAATATTTATATAAATTTGAAATAAACAGCAAAATATTTGGAAATGGAAATGGAAGTATAAATGTATATGATAACTCAGGAAACTTATTATATTCAGATATCGTTACTTCCAGAGGTCATACTTTATATATTTTTAATACATCATTGAAATTAATTTCAAAAACAAGTTATGATTCATACACTGAAGGAAATACCAACGGAATAACTGATGAAATAAACAAATATCTTAATGGTAAGTCCAATTATTACGGATATATATTCGCAATCGTTACTTACGATGCTATAACTCACGATTCAACATTTAATGATTTAATGTGGTCGAAAAGCAACCTGAACAATTCGTTTCATTTGGGAAAGGATATATCTTGTCTTAGTTCAAGAAATTCCTTCGCTTTCTTAGGTACAGTTTGTGATTCTAAAACTACCGCTAGAAAATGCGAGTATGATTGTGATTTTGATTACAATATAGGTAAAAATTCAACATTGACTTCATATATAATCAAAAAATCAAAATCATCTAAACCAATCGTTATAACTCGAAATCTTAAAATGTATACAAGAATATATCCATATAATGATTCTACTCAACCTATAGGGATTCCTTATGTAACTCATAATACAGGTAGTTACAGTAAAGAGATAGCTCTTAGAAACACAAAACTTTACGCAGGTAGAACTTATTATGTAAGAGTTAAATTCAGAACAAGGGGAGATGGAACTTCTACTTCTAGTAAATGCTCATCAATAGGCTTTATAACCTATTGGAATAACTGGAGTGCAAGTTGGTCATATATTCATAATTCTGCAACCGCCTATAATGAAATTGGAAAAATTGTAGAATGGACTTACTCATTCACTGTTGATTCAGATGTGCAACCGCAGGGAACTGGTTTGTATTTTATTATAGACAACTACTGGGGAAACGGCAATGACAGCCAGACGATTGATTTATATTATGCAAAATACTGGGATTCTGAAGGAAATGTTTATAGTGAACTTGGAAAAGATACACCATTTTTAAAATTAAAAAAAGACAACTTAATATACTACGCTCCTTCAGAAATAAAATCAAATCTATATGCTCGTGAGCCTGAAGGAAAGATATTTTTTGCAGATTCTAATTCTAAAGGTGATACCGGATATCGCATATATCCTTTAAGAGATACTTTAGAAAAATATACTTATAATGAATTGGAACATTTATGCTTTCATTTTCCCTTTCATTATTATACGAGTTTGAAATATATGGAACTTTATAATTATTGATACTTTATTTAATTGAATTTTAATATTATAATTAAAAAAGAGGCTGGGATGAAATTAGATGAATTTATCAATAAATACATAAAAACAAAAGTAGACTTTGATGGGGCTTTTGGTGCTCAATGTGTAGACCTTTTCAGACAATATTGCAAGGATGTTCTACAGATTCCGCATACTGGCTCTTGCTCAACAACTGGTGGTGCAATTGATTTATTCCTAGATTGGGAAAAAATGCCATTAGAAAAAAAGTATTTTAAGAAGATTCCTATTAATAAAGCATACAACGATATTGAATTTAATTTTGGTGATGTTGTTATTTACAACAAGACCGATAAAAACAAATATGGTCACGTTGCTCTTTTCATTTCAAAAGTTGATGATAAAAACATTCTTGTGTTTGAGCAGAATGGAATTAAACAAGATGGTGCCAAATTATCAATCAGAAGTATTGATAATATGCTTGGTGTATTAAGATTTGATTGGAGTGGAAAATGAACGCAGAGGCAGTAAATAACATTACATTAGGTGGGATAGTCGCAATCGTTGTTGCCGTTGGTGTTTTATCAGGATTTTTTGGAAAGTTATTTGCTCAGATATACAAGATTAAACAACTTGGTGAAAAAGTTGAAGAACTTGAAAAGAAAATGACTGATTTTGAAACTCTGCAAAAACAACAAAAATCTGAATTAATTGATAAAGTTGAAGAAACAAATAATGCGGTAAATCTGATATGTTCGGCAGTAAGTGCCTTAATTGATGATTCATTGCAGGATAATCAGGAATCAAAACAAAGATTGCGGGATATTAAAAATAAACTTGATAATAAAAAGGAAATTGTATAATGAACAACATTGATATTGAAATCAGTGAAAAAGTTGCTGAAGAGGCAGGAAAACAAATGCAACAATTGAAAAGGGAAATTGAATCCAATAAAACTGCCCATATTTCACTTCTTGAAGATATTTTATCTGATGTTAAGGAACAAAGAAAATTCCTGAAGTTTATTTCAATATCACTTTTTATATTACTTTTAGTTGTAATTATAGGTTCTTTTGGATTAAGTCTTGTAAATCAGAAATTCTTAAAAGATTGCACAGTTCAGAATACTGAAAAGATGCTTGATTTTATATCAAATACAGATTTCAACTCGAATGTTGAAATGATTACAGATAATAATTCTGAAAACAATGGTAATTTATCAATTACAAAATAAGGTGTAAAATATGGGTGTTAAAATGAAGGTGAGTAAAAGTATTTCACCCAAAGATAAAAGTAAAATTAAAAGAACTATATCTAACACTGTTTCTATAAGGACTGATGGAAATAAAATTCTATCTGTTAGTAGGAGCAGGAATGTCAAAAATAATAAAAAACATAAATAATTTTTTTAAGAAAGCAGTTAAAAAAGATATTGATAAAATTAATAATGAAATTGTGCTATCTGAAAGGCAACAAAAAATATTTGAGATGTTTTATATAAAGAAACAAAACATTGATTTTATCGCTGATTCATTATGTGTTTGTAAAATGGTTGTAAATAATGAACTTAAAATAATAAGAATTAAAATAGTAAAAATTCTTGAATTAGATGAATAAAAAAGACCTGAATTATCAACGATAACTCAGGTCTAAGGAGAATGTATGAATTACTTTTTTAACTTGTTATATTCCACCATAACGTCTGCAATTTTGTAACAAGATTCAGCAACTTCATTTAAGTTTTCACGGTTTTGCATCAGGTATTCACCCATGCCTGCAAGTGCTTGTCCTGCAAAATAATCACGCAATGTAAAATTATTAATTTTTTTAGCAATTTGCTGAATTGCTTGCATTGTATATTGTTCTTCAATGCTCATATTATTTTCCCGTACTACCAAAACCGCCTGCACCTCGAATTGTTTCTGAAAGTTCATCAACAACTTCAAATTCAATTTTAGGAACTTCTCTTATTGCACATTGACAAATTCTTGTGCCATCTTCAACTGAAATTGCTTTATCAAGATTATTGATAAGACAAGCCATAACCTCACCTCTATAATCCCAATCAATAGTGCCGATTCCTGAATCAATTTTATTCTTAGTCATACTACTTCTCGGTCTTATGACCATTTCATACCCTTTTGGAAGTTCAACGGCAAAACCTAAAGGAATTAATTTACGTTCATTTGGTTTAATTTCAATGGGTTCTTTACATCTTGCATAACAATCAGCACAAACTGCACCATCTGTTTTAAACTCAGGTAGTTTTCCACCGTTAATAAGTTTAATCTGTACTTTCATTTAAGCCACCTGAATAGTTGAACCTGATTTGTGTAAAGCAATCTTGTAAAGAACATTAAAATCAAAATCTTTTGGGTTTTTCACACCCGCACAACCGATAAGATAGTTACATTTTTCATCACGATAAACAAATAATTTAGTTTTCGTTGTTACAACAAAATTATTTTCAAATTTAATCATATTTTCCTCCAACACTTAAATTATAGAAATTTCAAATCAAATTCTTCTCTTGGTTTTAATTTCATATATTTTTCACGCAAATTTGAATTTGTTCCCATGAAATATCCTGCAACAAAAGCATCAAATTCATTAAATCTTGAATCTGTTTTTTCACTCATAAGTTTTTTCCAAATTTGAAACAAGTCTCCCACTACACCACAATTTTCAATAATTCTCGGTGTATCTTTCAAAAGTGAATGTGGGTCAATCGTTTTCATTTCACACCTCGCTTTTATTATAGGATTGCAGGCTTGAAAATCGCCTGCAATATCCCACTATGCCAATTTTCTAACTTCCCAACCACAGTCATGTCGCCAATATTCTTCATTTATCCACTTGGTGAACTGCAAGTGAGTAATTCTCCAATTATCAGGAATCCAAGCAGGGATATATTTTTCACCCTCAATCTCAACCAGCTGAGATTTTGGAATCCAACCAAAAATATCAATCTGTGGATTGCCGTCTTTGTAAGTGAATCCTGTATATTCACCACAGCAATATGCCTTTTCACTTTCCTTTTTCTGAACAAGAGGCAAACACTTCAGTGGAATCAAATATTCAGGCTTTCCAAATTTTCCCATTCTTTCATATGCAATTTTCTTTTCCATGGTTCATTCTCCTTTGCAGGTTGTTT